TTGCAAAAGCTTGTAACTGGGTCAGATATGTTTTAGGTCCTTTACCGGATCTTGTTGACATATATGGCCTTTGCGGCTGGGGTCCTGGTGCCTCAGTAGGTGTCCACGGAAATGCTACCAACTCCGCGAGGAAGTTACTCTCCGAGAGATGGACCGTGTCGCCTGGCGCTTATTACCTCTCGAGATCAGCAATGATCAGGGACCAACACATCATCGAGCTTCTTTTAAAGCCTGATAATGCGAGGTTCTTCTCCTTGGATCCCGACGCCTTCTATAAGGCGTTTGAGTCTAGGGCACGAGTGGTAAACTACAATAAAATAGCGTTTGTGCCCAAGACAGCTAGGGTCGAAAGGACCATAGCTGTCGAGCCGTTACTTAACGGGTTCTTGCAGAAAGGGATCGACCTTTACATGCGGAAACGCCTGAAAAGAGTCGGTCACAATCTGCAAGACCAGGGACTGAACCAGGATAAAGCCCGCGAGGGATCTATCCCGGATGTTCCTGACCCGTATGTAACAATAGACTTGAGCAGCGCTAGTGATAGTGTTGCTATCGAGTTTGTTCGTTACATGCTACCCCCTGAGTGGTTCGATCTTTTGAACTCTCTCAGGAGTAGAGACTACCTATTGCTAGGTAAGGAATTTACCTATCATAAGTTCGTCTCTATGGGTAATGGCTTCTGCTTCCCGCTTGAGACGCTTCTATTTGCGTCACTTTGTGCTGCTACATATGACGAGTTGTCCCTGGAGCACGATTTCATCGTGTACGGAGATGACATAATCATACGACAGTCAGCAGCCACACGTCTTCTAGAAATTCTAGGAGTATGCGGCTTCAAAGTCAACCGGAATAAGACCTTTTTACAAGGTCCCTTTCGGGAGTCTTGCGGTGCAGATTGGTATGAAGGCAAGGACGTACGTCCTATCACGCTTGATTATGCTTTCGACTCTGTTGAAAACATTTTCAAGTTCTGCAACCTCGTTAGGCAGAAGGAGATGTCTGCAACCTTCTTCTACGAGCACCTCAAATTCCTTGAGGAGCTTGTGCCGCCTAAGCTACGCTTTGTTCGTCCCTATAAAGGCGACGTCGCGACCGCTTTGACGGTACCTCTCGATACCTTTATGTGCTCTCCCCACGCTAGCTATGATCGTAAGACCATGTGCTGGAGTTGGTTTGAGCTCGTGAAGGCCGGTAAACCTGATAAACAGGCTTATCGGATGCAGGGCTACGATGTAGCGTTGATAAAGGCAGCTTTGACAGGTTCACCGTCATCGTTACCTTTTGCTGAGCGTAGAAATACGCGCACGAAGATACGCCGGGTCTTCAACGGTGGGGGACAAAATACATCCCTTCCCGAAGAGATCTTCGACCCTCAAAACGTCGAAAAGCGTATTCTGGGTGCCATATTACTT